CTGATCTTGGTAGAGGCTGGCATAAGCAAGTCCAGATAATCAACACACAAGAAATCAAGCTTGAAGTTTTCTTTGATCTTGAGTTCTTTTAGATAAGCACGAATCTGATTCACCGTGCTTTGAGCAGGCAAATACTTGATTCTGAATTTACCCATCTTCTTGGACATAGCCTTGACACGCAGTTCTACGTTATCAATATCACGCAAAATGTTCTTGGACTCAATACCAGTCATCATGGAATCTACCCGCTGAGCACAAAGCCCTTCTGATAGCTCTAGTGTAATGAATACACCATTCAAACCCATTTCTAACCAATTGAGTGCGAGGTTTAGCTTGACCAGACTTTTTCCGGACCCGCTACCGCCTGCAAAGATGTTTAGTGTGCCACGGTCGAATCCACCATACAAAATACGGTCTAGAGCACCGTAGCCAGTGGTGATGCGGTTTGTCCTGTCCTTGAGCTTGTTAAGGCGCTCTTTGGGGTCACCAAAATAGTCAGTGCCCAAGTCTCTGGTAAGTGAAATCTGGACAGCATCCTTGATCAACCCTTCTACTGGGTCATAGTTTCCTTTTTCAAGTAGGTCAGCAGACTTCAGAATAGCTCGTTCAAGTTCTTTTCGTTTGGTAAAAGACTCAAACTCATCAAGAAACCAGTCTTGGTGACCAGTATCCATGTCGGCAATTGGAGTATGGTTGAATCCAGTAGCTGCTTTTAACTGATTAATTTCTGGCAGGGTATTGTATTCATCAGAGTGTCGCTTGATGAAATCTGCTACTGGCTTTAATGCCTTATCAAAATTGGATACATTGAAAATATTTCTGACGCGAACAAAGTTTTCTGCATCACTAAGCATAAAATCCAAAAACAATTTCTGAACATCAATCCCGAACTCTTTTAGCAAGCCATTTTCTCCTTAGTTTTATTTTTAATTCGTTGTGCTCCCGTGCTTTCAAAATGGACACTAACACAGCTATTCTACCATACTTACAAATTGCTTCGTTTACATCTTCAATACCTTCGCCCCATTCAGGAATACTGACTGAATAGCCTAGCTCCATTGCTCGGTCAATAAGCTCTAGCCCAGAACTGTTTTGATCAGGAATCACAACAATTTCTTTGCGCAGTGTTCTGAGTAATCTAGACTGATCATCAGAAATAGTTTGGTGCATAATTGCTAACCCATTTAGTGAAAGGGCACAAAACGGACCTTCCATTAGTAGCGCAATATTCCAATCATACTTTTGTAGATCGAATCCAAACACATAGCCTGTTTGAGTTTCATTCAAATACTTTGGCTTGTGGTTATCTAAAAATCTTGTAGTGTGACCAACAATTACACCACGATGCGTGAATGGAATAATAATACCGGGTCGGTTTTTATTTGTGCCAATCAAGAATGGATAGCTGGTGGGGTCGATACAGCGGTTCTTGAGATACTCTACATACACCTGATGCTCTGGATTGTATATATCCAGCATAGGAGCGTTGATTGTTACTTCTTCGAATTTGGGCGCAGCTTTTATTGGGACTTCGCCTGCTGCCACGGAAAAGTCTGCGCTTTCCTTGAACCTCAGACTGGCTAGGTTGATTGCGTTGAGGTCTGCTTCATCCATGCCTAGTGCAGTCAATAACTGCTTGGCTGCATCGCTTAATTGCTCACCTAGTGTAAACTTGGCACGATGGTTGCAATTAAAGCAGTTGTAACCCCAGTTCATTGCTTCTACTCTGAGGCCACCGCGCATTCTTTTATCACGCCCATGACCATGCAAATGGCACACTGGGCAGTCAAAACTTATCCAGCCGTTGGGTGATACTTTTTTTCTATTCGGTAGGTAATCTTCGATGCTAAACATCGCTCGATTATACCAGACAGTAGATGATTAGGCAATCAGCGATACAGTATTTTTGTGACTTCGCCACTGGTTTTTGTGATTAGCAAACGGGTTGTGTCGTAATACCCGCTCACATTAATAATCACTGGGCCGGTTCTATTTTGGTAATAAAACTCTTGGTGCAAATACCATTGGTTTGAAACACCGATTGTTGATTCGGGCTGAATAGTGCCAGTAAAGTTTTCGAGAAATATTTGGAATGTGACCACGCCAACAACTGTTTGTTGGACTTCACTGGTTGTAATAGATTCTTCGGCTGGTTGTGTGTCTGGCACGGTTAGCGGCAGAGATTCCCTAAAAGCTGGGAAAACAGAGTCAAGAATCTCTACGGTGCCTCGTGCACCGCTTTGATCATCAACCAAGATTGCACCACTTTGCACAGTGGGAATAGTTGACCCATCTGTGTCATGCACTACTTCGATTGAGTAATAACAATAAGTTGTTGGTAGGTGACGTGTGTCAGCACTGGTCAGAGTCAATACCGCACGGCCAATTTTGACAGTATCTACTGTCATGTGCTTGGTCAGCAGAATACGAGAGTCTTCGCGGTCGATGATTCTGAAAATCAGTGTATCGCCAATTTGAACAGGCTTTTGGTCTTGATTCAAGCACTGGAAAAGGATAGTGTTTGACACTCCCTTGTTAATCTTTAAGTTCTTTGCATACACAGGATTCCACCTCAGTTTGAAAATATCTGAATCATTCTCTGGCACCAAGACTTGCATTTTTTGGTCATAAAAGTATACCAGTGTTGAATACATTTGCTTTAATTCCTTTTGGGTATTTATCAAATAATGATAGATAAATACCAGCTACAGAGAATTAAAAATGAAATCACTTATAGAAAAACTCAAGGAAAAATACCCATTCATTTCTTTTTGCACTTATGGCGGAGAAGAGTATGTGGGGATCATTCAACACCAAGACAACACAATCACGGCCTTTTATGATTATGGTGGCATTGCTGATCTACAGCTAAAAAAGAGGTTTATTGAATTGGGAACAGAATGGTGGGAAGAAAGCAACAGACAAATCCCAATCAACATTTTCTTGAAAACAGACTGGGATATCTTCAAGCCTTATCTAAAAACTTTTATAAATCGAGACTTGGTAATTATTCATGGGCCTTGCACCTCATTACATAATTTGTCAAGTAAGCGAGTTAAGCGACGATCCATAACCCTTGTAAGAAAAGTGTAATCAAAACTTCAAACTACAAATAAAAAGTTCTCTGTGAAGTAGATCGACCCAAACAGCCGCACCATCTAGCTCTTTCTGAGCATCAAAAGAAAATCCACGAAGCCTAACCCTGTGGATTAAATCCCTAATTCTATTAATAACTTTTCTATACTCTACAATCTCTGAGGGTGTTACATACCCATTATGAATCATTGTTTTCAGAGTGTCTTCGGCGCTATCGACCTTCTTTTCATACTCGCGCATTTGTGCTGCAAATTTTTTATCGTTCACGATTCAATATGTTCATGTGCAGTGATACAAGTTTTGAGTAAGAAACAGCATGGGACTTCTTGAAAGTATAACCCCCGTCATTCCCCGCGTTATCCCATACTGTTTCCGAAATTTCACGCCAACATTTTCCAATCAAGTGCTTTTTGCCCGGTCTGATAATGGACAAAAACATAGCCATTCTTGGAATACTGTTTATTGGTTCTGGCATTTCTGTTATAACACTGTGCCAGTTACCGACGTGGATTATCTTAGAGCAAAACTTCTTGTCAAGCAACCGTTCCCAAGGCGGCTCGGTGTTCAACAGAGTTTCATAATCTTTGTAGTCTTTGATGGAATTATACACAGAAACATTCAGCAAGTCTAGCTTTAGGTAGCCACGCTGTTCTGCTTCTTCGTAACTTAGTGTAGCAGTTCCAGTTTTTGGGTCATATGGCATGCGTGTGACATATATTCCAGATGGATGGCGGCGCTGTTCATCGCCATCCACTATAACTGCCCTGACATGTGGAATCAGGGATAGTGCATAATCTCGATCACCAACGTCGATGTCGATATCAGATGAAAACTTGTTTACCATCCAGCTTCTCTTAGAATGTCTTGAACATACGCAAAATCCTTGGGTGAATCTGTGAACTTCTTGCTCCAAAAATCAGAGTCTAGAACAGACCAAATCAGCTTGAGTTGTTCTTCGTTGATCTTGCCCAAAAAGTCTTGACCAGATTCACATCCATACAACACCCAAGGCGATAGCCACCCAGTAGAAATCAAAAAGCAGATTTTGTTTGCTGAACCATGACGCAAAATGTCATTGAATGGTGCGCCTGTTTCTGCTGACCATTTGATGGCTGTATTCACCGAACGCTCAAGAGCATCAATAGCTGGTTCACGCCTGATCCAAACCCTTACAAACTCGCTGTAGACAGCTTCTGTGGCCCATTCATCCAGCTTCTTGTTTTCTTTGATCAGCCAGTCTGTGTAACGTTCAACAGAAATCAGATTGCCAGTAGAAGCCCACCACCCGAACTTCACAAAAGCTCGGTAGTATGAGCTTTCTACAAAATCCTCAAATGTTCGCTTGCGTGCGTTTTGTTGGGTCAATTCATAGAACCTGCTGTATGCAGTGAGGCCAACCCGGCTACCCGGATCGCCTCTTGAGTCCCAGCGTTTCTTTTTTTCACACACATGAACAGCAAGTGAAGACTCACGCAGAAACCGCTTGCCACAATATGAGCAATGGAATTTCCGCGCTGTCTGGTCTATCTCAATCTTCTCTCCCAAGATTTCTACAGTAGTTTTTGATTTCTTCGTCACTTGATATTTCCACCAGTAGGTCTATGTCACTTTCTTTTGCCGCTGGAAACAGTTCCAGTAGCAGCTTCTTTTTGCTTTTTGCAGACTTTGAAGCAGTGTCTTTTTTACTACTTGCTGCTTGCCATTTATGCTTCTGAACACCAAATCCGGGTGAGATGGTTGTTAAACAAAGCCATTGTAGTTTGGGATGTTTGCTTAATGCGAACCAGTTTGTATTAGCATAACAGTTGGTTGCAGTCAAGTAGTAATTTTCTAAATCTGGTATTCCTACAACATTTGACAAGAACCTTACTGTTACGGGTGATGGGAAGTTCTTCTTTTCGTCATCAGTGAGCGTGTCATAAAAGCCTCGGTCTTTGAGGTCCATTGCTTTCAAAACACGGTTGATATCTAGTTTGTATGTTGCCATTGTATATAGCCTACCACGCCTTGCTGTAATCGACTACTTCTGAGTTTCTGGTTACATCTTTCAAGAAATACACACAAGGTGGGTTTGGTTCATCTGTGAGTGGAACTGCCAGAAACTGTCCATTCTTGAGTTTTGGTGCATACCAAGAACACTCATGATACACGTCATGAATATCAACAGGCAAGAAAGTTGGTGAAAAACTTGTTCTTGGATTGAATTGAAATGCAGAGAATCCACGGTCGCCTAGTGTAGTGATTGGAATAGCCTCTAAATCACCGATTTCAGGGTCACCAATCAATATTTGCCAGTCTAGTGGCATCTTTACCTTAAAGTTACCGATTTGAAGCACTAGGGCTGGTGTGGTGAAAAACTCTACAAAGATCAGTGGAACATAATGGTAGTCTGGGTTTTTTGGGTCTGCGTTATCAAACACCGCAAACCTGATATCATCAACTTCTTCTGGCAGAGTTGACATATCAAATGATTGGTTATCTAATGTTAAAATTTTCATTGGTTTACTTCCATGTGTGTTTTTCTACTACGAATGGATATTCGCTTTCTCGATAGAACTTTTTTCGCTCTGTCAAGTGCCGCTTGGAATACTTGCATGATGAAGTGATGTCCCATACATTTACAAAGTCTTTGTCGGTAGCACGCCTAAGACCACGGCCAATACTTTGGATAACTCTGACAAAGCTCTTGCCGGGTTCGATCATGACCAAATTGAAGATGCGGTCGATTGAAATACCAACGGCTGCTACGCCGTATGTGGCGATCAAGATAGTATCATCGCTGCACCGAATATTTTTATATTCTTCTTGGCGTTTTGAGTTCTTGGTGCTGCCACTGACAAAAACCGCATGTTGATCACCTAGCATTTCTAGCAGAACTTCACCAGTTGTGATACGGTCAACCAAAACCAACGTATTTCCTGTTTCTTTGATCTTTGTGATAATCTTGGATATTTCACGTAATCGTGCTTCAGTGGTTACCAAGTAAGACAGTTCTTGCTGATAGTTCTTGAATTCGCCATAGTCTTGAAGCTGAATCACATTGATGTTACAGTTTGATAAGTGGCCTGCTTCTTGAAGATCGGCTGCTTTGACCACTGAGACAACATGGCCCAAACACACCAGCAAACTAGCTTGCGCAAACTTTTCTTTTGGCACAGTGCCAGTCAAACCCCACCTAATGGGAACCTTGGCAAACTCATTGGAAAGCATAGACTTGAGTTGGTCGGCTTTGCACATGTGACACTCATCACAAATAACACAAACTACATCTTCCAAAAACTCATAGATGGTTAGACCTTCTTCGCCGTTTTTGGTTCGCTTA